GGAAGGACTGCGAAGGGCAGTTTTGTCTCCGTAAAGAACGATACCCTGACCAGGGAATGAAACGATCGGATTGACACGCTTTCCATAGAGTTCATCTCTTTGTGATTGATTAGGATTGTAAGCAATCTTAATCGCATTTCTCAAGTTACCTCTGTTGAAACCAGCAGGGGAGAACCATGCTTCAGCAGTGTCAGCAGCATTTACACAAAGACCAGCAACATCAGCATCACATGGGATCCAACGATATGCATCATTAAATCTATCGTAGATATACTTATAGTTGTTAGAGAAAACAGCGTATGAAGAACTGTCGCTGATTGCTTCAAAGAAATCTACAACGTTTTCTGTCTGAGCGGCAGCAGTAGAAGCACCAGATCCGAGAACATCAGATTTTTGTGGTGAAACAAGAGTGATACAATCTTTTCTAGTATTAGCAAGATTGATCAGTGAGTTTGCTTTAGCAAGACTTGAAGGACCAGTGAGGATGTAATCAATCAACATGGTCTCAGTGTCAGAGAAGACATCAAGATATGTTTGAGTTTCGTTTCCTACATTGTAATTCTGATAGTCAGTACCACCACCCAATGTATAAGACTTAGGTCCATAGAGTTTGAAGATGCTTGCTGCAGTAGCAGCATCAGAAATATCTACACCAGAAGTAGGTGTGTATACTGAGGTATCTTCGTATGCTGTTACATAGACATACTTTGAACGACCTTTGATAACGTTCTTGAAGAAGTTACCTTCTCCTTCTGTAGTCTTAGAACCAGGTGCTTTTGATACGAAAAGGATTTTTTCAATAATTGTATTTGCTGTTCCGGTAATACCACCAGTTGCATCGATGACTGCAAAATGCATTTCATCGTTAGCACCACTTCTATCAGAAGCGTAAGGTGAAGTTCCGGGGCGAGGTGCGATTGCACTCCACTTAATTAAACCAGCAACAGCAAACTGCTCGTCATACCAAGCAGAAACACTATCAACGTTTTCTGTGCTTACTGTTCCATTCTTAACGAACTTAGCAGAACCAGCGTCAAGAACAACAGAAACTTTCGTTGTGTCTCCACTGTTTGTTTCGTATGCAACTCCAGTAGCAGTTCCATCAGTAACAGCGTCACCAGCTGTAAATGCTACACCGGTTGCGAGTGTCAGAATTTGATCTGCACCGGAATCGATTGATACAACTTGAAGTGCATTACCCCATGTTCCAGGAGTTTTGGAAGCAAATTTGAAGGCTTGTGAACTGCCTTCAAAATTAGATTCGTAATCACCTAAGTTATCAATATTTATTGATGCAGCACTAGTTGAATTAGCGTTAGTTAAAAATCCAGAAGCAGAACTAGAAATTCTTGCTACCTGAAGATTGCCACCGTAGTTAAGAAACTCGGAAGCAGTAAACCAAAATTCGTAGTTGTCTGCGGTTGGTTTACCGAAAGTTGAAACGAGTTCTTTCTCGTTTGTGATTAATTTTGCAACGCCTACTTCGCCTTTCGTGAAAGGACCAGCAATAGCGCCGACATTGGTAGATGATTCTTGGAGACGTGAATTAGTAAAATCGCGCTCCTGAACAATAATACCCGGCGATGATTGAGATGCCATCTTTTACCTCTAAAGTTCAGATTTTATTCTGTGATTATTTATGAAATCCTATGTTTCAACTGGGGAAACAATGCATGAACTACCAGTCAGGATAAGCTACTTCGGTAAAATGATCTTTCTTCTTCCTAGTTTTCACAACTCTTTTAACAGTACAGTCTTTACATTCATAAGAGTATGCTGATAATGTTGATCTTCCTTTCCTAGTTCTATAAAAATCTGTGAGTAAATCTTTCACTTCACCACAAGATCTGCATTTCCTTTCTTTCCATAAGAGATGTTCTAATTCAAACTCCTCTTCAAAGTCCATTAGTTATACGAACCCATGTAAGTAAATTCTGATGACACATCACCATACTCATCCAAGAACCAACGATCTCCATCTTTATCTACAAAACTTTCCTGATCTTCTAGACCATCAGAAATAAATCCGAAGGGTGACATATCTTGATCAATTTGATTTTTTTGTTCATCATAAATTCTTTGACGAACATCATTATCCGTCATCTCTTTAAAGTAATCTTGTACTGCTAACCAACAGAAGATAACGAGACACATTGCAAGGTCATCATGACATCCTTCTTCTGCTTCAAACGACTGACTTTTTTGAATGAATGTAGTCTTGAATGAATGTAGTCAGCTCACTGATAGTATCGTAATCTGGAATGATAAGTTTTTCATCTTCAATAAAAGTTTTTAAGTTTAGACATCCAACCTTCTTCACGGTCTTAGACATCTTCACACCCAACTGTGTTTTCTTTCCAGAAAATCCTGTGCCTACAATTTGTCCTGCTCGCCCTCTCATGGCACACATTAAAATATTGTCATACTCAAGATCATAATGCATCATTGATGCTATCTGATCTCCAATATCATTTACTTCTGTTAAAACATATGCTCTATTATATCCCTTTGCCATATCAGTGATAATGGTTGGGAACATCATAGGTTTGATTTCGTTATTTTTATAACGTGCTACCAACCTATAAGGGAACTTTGTAATGTCAAAAACCAAAAATGCACTATAATCACTGCCCACACCACGGGCAACGTCAACAGTAATAATATAATCGTGCTCCTTTTTCGGGTTCTCATAAACTACTAATCCTTTTCCGTTATCTGCAATAGGATCATCATACACCATTGTTCGCAGTTTGCTTGCTGCAATTAACGTATCTACAGATCCTAGGAACTCACACTCAAATTCTTGAGTGAACTGACGTTGAGATGTATTAGCAATCGTTTGCTCTTTCCAGTTAGCATCTCTACCAGGTACTTGAGACCAGTGAACTTCTGTAGTGATATATTGGTTCTTACCTCTCTCAGCATCATGCCAGAGCTTGTAGAACATGTTCATCCCGTTAGGGGTAGATATGATAATAACCTTAGTAGACTTACCTGAGGAGATCGTAGGGTATACTGAGGAGAAAAACTGCTCGGCAATGTGAGTTGGAACGAATGCAAATTCGTCCAGGAAGATGATGTTGAATGACATACCTCGGACAGCAGAACTAGAAGTAGATGCTGCCATAATCTTAGAACCATTCTCAAGTTCTAGAGATCCTTTATTCCACGACACAATACCTTGCTGCATCCACTTAGGAAGGTTCTCATAAGCAAGTTGCAACCTGCCGAGAAGTTCTCTGGATGTGCTTAGTTTGTTTGCTAGGATACCGATGTTAACATTATCATTGAAGATACAATAATGCAGCAGGTAAGAAACCACAGTGGTACTCTTACCAGTCTGACGTGGTAGTTTAGCAATGTTAAAACGATTATTATGGAACCTTTCAATCATTTCTTCTTGAAAGTCCCACATCTTAAATGGCACCAGACCCTCATCCAGTGACACAATTTTGATATAATTTTTAGTAAAGTAGACGGGATCGTCCGCACACTTCAACCACTCCTGAACTTGTTTAGGAGTGAAACTCATTTCCACGTTCGCCGCTTTTAGATTTGGCGAACCTTTATAAACTTTATCAGCCATTTATCAACAGTTCCAAGCTCTCAGTGATTTGTTGATCCTGCTATCAGGATCACTAGCAGTCTTCTTACTAGTTAGTTTCTTTTTCATACCCTTCATTCGAGCGCAGAAGGATGCCCTCCTGGGATTTCCAGCCTTCTTGCTTGGTGCTTTAAGGTCAGATCCTGGATTTTCCTTTTCATAAGATCTGCGTCCTTTTGCGTTAAGTCCTCCTGACTTACTTTTGCCTGACTTTTTTGTCCAGGCTGCTCCTTCTTGTGTGAGTTCAAATTCTTCTTTAGCAGTCCTCTCTGACTTCTTAAAAGCATCCTTGTCTGGATAGTCGGAGGATCCAGGTTTAGCAGGTGCTTCTCCACGCTTTNTTTTAGCNTGGATGTTNGCATAAAGTCCACGTTTCGCTTCGCTTAATTCTCTAAATTCTTGAAATGACTTCATGCCAGCAGGGAGGGTTTACTAGTTTATTTATTCAATCGAGGTATGCGATAGCAGATGCCCACACAGAAGCAGAAGAACCTGTAGTTGCTTCAAGAGTTTCTGCACCAAGTTTTTTTACCTCAACACGCTCACCAGCGGCAAGATAAAAATTATTTCCATTGCTATTGACAATCAAGCAAGCAGCACTATTAGTGTTGACAACTGAAACTAATGTTGCTGAAGATACATTGCTTGCTGCAGAGTCAAGATCGACAGCAACTGATACGGGTTTGATAATCATTGTTCTGTAATTTTTAATTATTTATCTTCTAATTTATTTTTTGCTTGCTTTAACATCTTTGCAAGATCAGCAGTGGATCCTACAAACATAGTATTGTTAACTGTTGTTGGTCCTTTCTTTTCTTCTTGACCTAGATCTTTCATCTTCTTCTGAAGATCAGATAATTTATCAGTGATGTCAGCAACGTTCTTAATGCCCTGGAAGGCGACTTCGTATGCTCTTGGGTGGTTACTGCTCCTAGCAACGTCTAGGAGTTCCTCAATGGCAACCTGACCCTTCTGAATGAGTTCATATAACTCACCACGAGCATACTTATAATCTGTCTCTATGTCAGCACTAGTAACATCAACCTTTTTGGGTTTGGGTTGCTCCTCTTCATCCATAGGAGTGATGTCAAAAACATCCTCCATGTTCTCTTGAAATTTATGGTCCATGATATATCATCCCCTCATTAAATCCAAAGTCATCATCTGGTTCTAGCAGAGCATCATCAGCAGCATTGATAACACCATCAGTGTTCTTATCTTCTAATGCCTTAGGAGTAACATTATACTCAAGTGCTCTAGCATTAGTATCTTTGTCACCAATAAGAGTAGTAGCAATAGACTTTCTAATGATATCATTAGCAGCAACAGGACCATACATAAAGGTCTTGACACTAAATCTTAGTGTATAATAAATGTATCTTCTTGTAGAGTAATCACCTTCATAATCATCAGTAAAATCAATACTTTCTAAGATGATGGGGATATCTCTCTTCTCATTCATTTCTGGAATGAGATTGACAGTCATAGTAAACTGTGGTTGGAAGAATGGTAAAATCTGTTCGATAATTTGAAGAGCATCATCTTGAGATTTTGCGATAGCATTAAGTTCAAATCCAATAGTATAAGGAACAGGAAGATATTGTACTTTAGTAGTGGTGGTTTTACCATCACCAACTGCTCGGTTCCTTTGAATAGGGGGAACTTTTCTTCCTGCATCATACTGTAAAGATGTCATCTCAAATGATAACCTAGGAACAGTAATAGTTACTTTCTTATCAAGATCAGGAGATTGCTGAAGTCTTGCTAAAAATTTCTGAACAGGTCCATACGCTAAAGGAACTTTCTGCTGAGTGATTACATCACCATTAGCATCAAGTGTCTTTAGTTGAATGTTATTAAAAAGAGTACCAAAAGTAGTTACAGTCTTTCTAATAATTTGGTGATAAAAATAATTTCCTAACATTAAAAGCTACCAGTAAAATTGCCAAATTCGCCAAACGGATTTACTTCTGTAAAATCAAGAATGCCATCCGCTGCTGTTTCAAGTTCTCTATTTTCAGAGAAACTATCAGTCATATCGAGAGTATCAAATGAACCTACGGTCCATCGTGCATTTGAATCTGCACCAACAATTTCTTCGTTTAAATCAAAATTGCCGTTCATATAAGCAACTTTCAAGATCCTAGTGCTAGGATCGTATTCAGCTACTTTACCAACAATGTTTGCTGGTGAAGAATCAATTGTAATAATTGGATTCCATCCGGTAATAGTATCAATATTACCGTCTACATCATAAACAACATCTCCATATATGTATGATCCTGTAGGAGCATTAACAGCACTAACTACACCATTGGTGATTGCAGTTGTAGATGAAGTAATGAATGTTCCAGTGGGGGAATACCAAAATGCATTTGGAGCAGTTTCGTATTTCTGACCAGCTGATGTGATAGTAATCGCACCAAGAACTCCATCTACATTAGCAACTGCAGTTGCAGCAGCATCAAATCTAGTTCCAGAAACTTTTTCATCTTCAACAAAGTGTCCACTTCCATTGAGGTTCAATAGAATTGGGAATACTCCAGATTCCATTTCAGTGTTATCAATAGAAGCAACTCCAGTATCAAAGATACTATCGCCGTATTCAAAGACTTCACACGTCAACGTATATGTATATAGACTTCCTAATTGATAGAAAGGTTTTTGATTTTCTACATACTTAATTTCAAAAACAGTTTCATTTAATGGAAACCATACAAGATCTCCATCATTGGGTCTGCCAGTCACAATTTTATTTGTAGAGACATCTACAAAATCCTGCCACCTTCTTCTAGAAAGTGTAAGTGTTACTTCATCAGTTACGCGAAGACCAAACTTTGATAGCATGTCACCATTGCCACCAAAATTCTGAAAGTTTTCTAGATACATCTCAATGAGATAACTATCTTTAAACTGGGAATAATAGATATCATTCCACAACTTATCTTCATAGATCTGACGAGGAATGTAATAACATTCCAGACCATACATTTTGATCTGCTCGTCAACCAGATCCTGTACTAGGTTCTGTTCACCCTTAGTTCCTTGTGTAAAATATAAATTTCTAGTCATTTTATCCGATCATGTCTAGTGGTGGTTCTTCTGCTGCTAACCTAAATTCACCAAGAATTGTATCAATTTCTTGTTGTGCATCTTCATAGAACTCTCTACCATTTAAAGTTGTTCCACCAGGCAGTTGAACGTTCTTGAATTTGATGAGGTTTTGACCCCACTGTCTTTTAATAAGAGCAGTAAGATAACGCTTCATCCATACATCATTATATACTTCAGTAGCAGTTTCTGGATCTATCATCCTATAGCATTCAATCAAGATCATATCACCACCATTTAACGAATCCCAATCAGTATCAAGGTATAGTTTATTTTCTCTCTTATTAAATCTAATAGGTTTAAAATTACTGATTACAAAGTCAAGTGTTTCCATATATTGCTTTACCATATAGTAATTCAAGATTTCCATTGAACCGAAGTTATAGAAATCATTCAAGAACAATTGATACTTCATACTAAACATATTTCCTGATACTGCTGATGAACTATTGTCATAAGCATATATGTTAGTTATTCCCAGAACATGTGCTGGTACAGTTATAAAATTATTTTGCTCCACAAAATCTGAACCAGCAATTGCACCGTTCACTTTCGCGTCGGTAATCATCTGGTCAGTTACTTCTAGTTTTAAAAATGTTTTGATGCTTCCATCAAAATGACGCTCTTGAAAGAACTGAATTGCATCATCTACAAGATCTTCAACTTGATCATCATCTACATTGATCTCTAATACTGGGAATCCTAATTTCCTCAGACAATAATCAATTAGCTCCTGGCGTGTCGAGGGTTTTGCCATGAATAAAAAAAATACCCCTAGTTTCCTAGAGGTATTTATAATTAAATA